AGGAAGGCAGCGCGGCGGTGATCGAGAAGGATCGGGATGGGCGGAGGACGCATTTATCGGACGCGCTGGGATATCTGATCTGGCAGGAGTGCCGGGGCGCGGGGACGATCGGGGAGCGGGGACAGAGGTTGGTGTGAGCGGGCTGTGGGAATTGTGGACGCGTGCTCGAAAAAAATGGGGACAGACCGCTCTGTCCACGGATCGGCGGCGCCCACGGTTCCTGGTGTGTAGGTTGGGGACAGAGTGGTCAGTCCCCATTTTTTTCGCGCGGGAAAGGGTTTTCGAGAGAAACAAAAATGTTTGAGATCGATCGGGAGCATCCGCATTACGTTCTGCGGAAATTGGTGTGGAGGCGCTACAGGGATCTGTACGCGGGGGGCGAGCAGCTCCGGTTTCGCGCGCATCACTACCTGGTGCGTCGGCAGCGCGAGCCGGGCGACGTATACGCCGAGCGGCTGAGCCGGGTGTTTTACGAGAACTACATCGGTTCGATCGTGGACTGGTACGCGTCGACGCTGTTCCGGACGGAGCCGTCGATCACGTTTTCGGGGGCGAATGAATTTTACGCCGAGTTCGTGGGAGACGTGGACCGGAAAGGGACGGAACTGGCGGATTTCTGGCGGCGGCAGTTCATCGAGACGATGATCGCGGGAGTGAGTTACGTGCTGGTGGATTTTCCGCGGGTCGAAGGGAAGGCGGGAAACCGGGCGGAGGAGGACGCGCTGGGAGTTTCGCGCGCGTACCTGGTGGATTATCCGGCCGAGGACATCATCAACTGGAGCACGGACGCGCAGGGGAATTACGAATGGATCGTAATTCGGACGCATTTTTTGAAAAAAGATCGCGTGGAAGACGAGGAATGGCGGGCGGAGACGCGGTGGACATATTACGACAAGCGAAATTTCCGGATTTATCAGAAAACTGATGGAGAATCGGCCGTGCGGCTGATCGACGAGGGGACGCACGGGCTGGCGAAGCTCAACCGGGTGCCGATTTTCGAGATGCGCATTCCGGAGGGGTTGTGGCTGCTGAACCGGGCGGGGCTGCTGCAACTGGAGCATTTCAATAAGTCGAACGCGCTCGGGTGGGCGCTGACGATGGGGTTATTCGCGATGCCGGTGGTGTACTCGGACCGGGAGTGGAGCCAGATGGTGGGGGAAAGTTATTACATCCAGCTCGGCCCGGGGGACAAATTCGGGTGGACGGAGCCGGAGGGGAAAGTTTATCAGATCGCCGCGGACAATTTGCAGCGACTGCAGGAAGAGATTTACCGGGTGTGTTACCTGGCGCAGGCGGGAGGGTCGCTCGATCGCGGCGGGGTGGTATCGGGGGTCAGCAAGCAACTGGATTTTTCGATCACGCAGGAGGTGCTGGGGGCGTTCGGCGACGCGGTGAAGGACCAGGTGCGGCGAGTGCTGAAGGCGATCGCGGCGGCGCGCGAGGACGACATCGAGATCAGCGTGACGGGGCTCGACGAGTTCGATATTTCGGATTTTTCGACGGAATTGGATGACGCTCAGAAGCTTTTGTCGTTAGGCGTGGATTCTCCGACGTTAAAGAAAGAGCTTTTCAAGAAATTGGCGCTTAAATATCTGAGCGACGCGCGGCAGGAGATCAAGGATCGGATCGTGGAGGAGATAAATGGGTAGTGGGGAGTCGGAAGTCGGGAGTGGGGAGTTAAGAGAGGTTGTGAGGGCGGTGATCGAGGAGTTTGCGGGGGTGAAGACGCTGGAGGCGCGGGTGAACGAGTTGATCGCGGAGAACCAGCGTGCACGGGCGAAGGCGGAAGAGGCGGAACGGAGTTCCGCGATTCGGGCGGAGTTGCAACGGATGGGCGTGGCGAAGATCGACCTGGCGTATCGGGCAGTGAAGGATGAGATTTACCGGAGCGAGGACGGTCGGTTGTTGGCGCAGGGTGGAGCGGAGATGAAGGATTACCTGGCGGAGTTCGTGGGAGAGAATCCGGAGCTGCTGCCGGCGAGGGTTTCGGGCGGGTCGGGGGCGAGCTCGGGAACGCGGGGCGGGACCGAGACGGGAGTGGAGATCGACAAGATTCGTCCGGGGATGAGCGCGGAGGAGCTGGACAGGGTGAGACAGGAAGTGGCTCGCGTGGCGCAGAAGACGCTGAGGGGGTTCTGAGCTTTTGAGAATTTGATCAGGAGCCAGGCTCCAGGAGTCAGGAATCAGAGGCGCTCGAAATGGGCGCCTTTTTCAATTTAGTAAGGAGATAAAAGGGAAAAATGGGAGCAATTACATCAGCAAATGTCGCGACTGCGATTGTCAAGCTGGTGGCGGCTGATGCGCTGCCGGCCTTGATGGGGAATTTAGTGATGGGGAACCTGGTGAATCGCGATTACGAGGCGACACTGGCGCGGGCGGGCGACACGGTGAACGTGCCGATTCCTCCGACGCTGGTGGCGAACAACATCGCCGAGGGCGGCACGGTGACGCTGCAGAATCCGAATATCGGGAACGCGCAGATCGTGCTGACGACGCACGTGGAGGCGTCGTTCCAGATTCCGGACGTGACCAAGGTGCTGGCGGTGCCGGACCTGCTGAAGCTGTACATGCAGCCGGCGGTGGTGGCGATCGCGGAACGGATCGAGAGCGACCTGCTGGGGTTGTATCCGAACTTCACATCGAACGCGCCGGTGGGCACGGCGGGGACGCCGCCGGTAGAAGCGACGATTGACTCGGCAGAGACAGCGCTGTTTCAGGCGTTGGTGCCGCCGAGCGCGGCGAAGTACCTGGTGGTGAGTCCGTCGGCGTACTCTTCACTGCGGCAGATTACGCGATTCAGCGAATTCAACACGGCGGGGGAAGCGGGACTGCGGGCGTTGATCGACGGGGCGGTGGGCAAGATGAAAGATTTTTACATCTTCCGGTCGCAGTTCGTTCCGACGACGGGGTCGAGTCCGGTGACGACGCACAACCTGGCGTTCGCGCGGGACGCGATCGGGCTGGTGATCCGGAGGCTGCCGCAGCCACTGCCGGGCACGGGAGCGATCGCGGAGTACGCGGAGCTGGGCAATTTCGGGATGCGAGTGACGATGAGCTACCAGCCCAATACGCTGGCGCAGCAGTTCACGGCGGACGTGCTGTATGGCGTGGGAGTGTTGCGAAACACGTTCGCGGTGCAGGTGGAGAGTTAGCCGGGCGGGCCGGCGCTTGCCGGCCCTTCCTTCATGGGGAATGGGGATTGGGGATTGTGATGGATTTACGTGGCTATTACGAAAGAATTCGACGAATTGAGTACGAAATGAGCGAGGAAGCCGTGATCATAATCGGGCACGACGGGGCGAGGACGGAGGTTCCGCGGGCGGTGGCGGCGCGGATGATCGCGGAGGGGAAAGCGGAACTGGCGAGCGCGGAGAGCGCGGCGGAATTTCGCGCGGGCGTGGAGGCGCGCTGGAAAGCGGCGCGGCGGGAGCTCTAGATGCTTCTGACGGACGGAAATCCGAACGAGACGACCGACCTTGCGGTTTACGAGACGGACATTTTGAACGTCGCGGCGGTGGAGTCGATCGACCTGAATCAGAAATTGACGCTGGCGACGCTGGAGATTTCCGAGGACGTGCTGGACGTGCTGCTCGATCACACCTGGATCGTGGACCCGCTGCCGAACGCGCGCAGGACCACGGGAGTTTCGGATGTAGTGGTGTCGCAGCAGATGCAGCGATGGCACGCGCTGCACACGCTGGCGATCGTGTACCGCGACGCGTTCAACAACCAACTGAACGACCGGTACCGGGTGAAGTGGCAGGAATATGAGCTGCTGGCGCAGGACGGGCGGGCGAAGACGCTGAAGTTCGGAATCGGGCTGGTGGCGAATCCGATTCCGGAGGCGGAGACGCCGGTGGTGGGATCGGTGAGCGGGAACGGCGTGGGAGGAACGTTTTACGCGCAGGTGACGTGGGTGTCGGCGACGGGGCAGGAAGGCGCGCCGAGCGTCGCGAGCGCGATGACGCTGGAGCCGCTGAATAATCTGACGGTGCAGGCGGTGAATCCGCCGGCGATCGCGACGGGATTCAACGTGTACGCGGGCGCGAGCGCGGATGCAACAACACTGCAAAACGCGTCGGCGCTGGCGATCGGAGCGACGTTCACGATGCCAGACAGCGGCCTGGTCGCGGGGACACCGGTGGGGACGGGGCAGGCGGCGCAGTATTTCGTGACCGGCGGGTCCTTGTTGAGGCGGGGGTAGACGTGGCGCAAACGGCGAGCGTGGTGACGGGATTGTTCGCAGGGTTTTTGAAGGCGGCCGAAACGGGAGTGTCGCAGGCGGTGGGGCAGCTCGCGCAGGATACCGGAGTCGCGCTTGCGCCGCTCCCGCCGGAGCACGTGGTGAGTCAAAACGTGCCGGCGGCGATTGCGGAACGCGCGCTCCAGGTGAATTATCCAGCGGTGTATGTGTATTCGGACCGGGTGCGGAACGTATTAACCGAGAAATTCCGCACGTTTTCCGGAAAAGTGCGGACGGTGGCGGAGGTCCGGGTGTCGCAGGACCGGATTCAGGGGCTAGAGGATCAGACGCGGCTGTACGTGGATGCGGTAACGCAGGTGTTGGACGCGAACCGGGGGAGCTGGGGACAGGGGGCGTTTTTCACCGGAGGGTACGAGATCGACTTCGAGCCGGTGGCGCAAGGCGGGAAGAATTTTGTGCAGGTGGCGACGGTCAGTTTTGAGGTTGATCTTTCGGTTTAGTTGGGAGTCCGATCACGGAAGATGATCAGGCTCCAGGAATCAGGGGCCAGGAACCAGGGAAAACATGTCTTGTTATATTTCGTCGAATAATGAACGGGTTTATGTAGCGCTGGAGACGACTTACGGCATTATTCCGGCAATTACCAGCGCGAACCGGATTCCGCTGCTGAAATTCACGGCGAAGCAGGCGCCCGAGCAGAGCAAGCGCAAGGACAAGACCGGAACGCGCACGTTTCCGGGGCTGCCGAACCAGATTCGCATGAACACGAATTTGGGCGTGAACACGCTGATGACGGAGTGGACCGACCAGACGGTCCAGCCGTCGTACGGTCCGCTGTTCCAGGCCGCGATGGGAGGGACTCCGATCTTTTTCAACGGAGGAACGGTCGCGGCGGTGACGGGGACCACGGGAATCCAGTTCGCGACGCCGCACGGGTTGAGCGTGGGACAGGCGATCACATTCTCCAACGAGATGCGGTTCGTGGCTGCGATTCAGGACCAGTACACGGTGTTCGTGAATGCGCCGTTCACGAACATTCCTACGGCGGGGGCGGCGATCGGGACGACCGTGACGTACGTGCTCGCGGAGGATTTGGGGAGCGTGAGCGTGTTCGATTACTGGGACCCGTCGAACGCTGTGCAGAGGATCGTTGAAGGCGGGGCGATCAATACGATGAAGATCAAAGTCAACGGAGATTACCAGGAGTTCGATTTCGCGGGGCCGGCGCGGGATCTGGTTGACAGCGCGAGTTTTCAAGCCGGGCAGGGCGGGTTGTCGAGCTTTCCGGCGGAGCCGGCGCTTGCGACGTTCGATTATACGATCGTGCCGGGACACCTGGGCGAGGCGTGGATGGGCACGACGCCGAACGAGTTCATGACGATCACGGCGGCGGAGTTGACGCTCGACAACGCGGTGGATCTGCGAGTGAAGGAGTTCGGGAGCGATTATGCGCAGTGCATCGCGGCGGGGGTGCGGTCGGTGACGCTGAATTTCGAGCTGTTCGAGATGGCGGACGCGCAGACGGCGGGATTGTACCAGGCGGCGCGGGCGAGGTCGCCGATCGGCGTGATGTTCCAGTTGGGAGAGCAGACGACGCAGTTGTTCGGGGCGTACATGCCGCAGATGGTGCCGCAGGTTCCCGAGTACGACGATAGCGAGACGCGGCTGCAATGGAAATTTGCAAACGATCGGGCGCAGGGGACGGCGGAGAACGAACTTTATGTCGCGTTCGGATAGGCGTGCGGGTGCTGAAAACGCGATTTCAGATCCCCGGGATTCCGGACGGGCGGAAAAAGGGGACAGTCCGCTGCCGGGGTCGACGTTTGCGCGTTTACCAACTGGCGGGGGACAGTCCCCTTTTTCCGCGGGTTCTCTTTCTTACGAGAGCACGGTGTGGGTGGAATCGGAGACGCGGGTGGGGGTTCGGTTTGGGATTCGCAAGGTGAGCTTTGGGAGGCGGATTGAGCTCGCGCGGAAAATTCGGGAGATCGGGCAGCGCGCGGAGTTCCTGGAAGCTTCAAACGATGCGCGGGACAAGCTGGATGCGGCGGTGATGGCGGCGGAGATCGATCGGGCGTATCTGGATTGGGGGCTGGTGGGAGTGGAGGGGTTGGAGATCGACGGCGCCGCGGCGACGGCTTCGACCTTGATCGAGAGCGGCCCGATGGAATTGGCTGCGGAGGTGTTGAGGCGCGTCAAGCGCGAGTGCGGGTTGACGGAAGACGAAAGAAAAAACTGATTGTCGCATTCCATTTTCAGCAGTCGAACCAGGCCGCGTGGAGATGCGACGAATGCAGGAGACGCGGACTGGAAGAGCGGCGGCGATGCGGATTTTTGCCGGAATCGCGGAGGGGCGAGCGGCGAATCGTATGGGCGAGAAAGCGAGCGTCGACGGATGAATGTCCGAAGTCGGCAGTATCGGCGCAGAGTCTCGAGTGGATCGAAAAGTTTTTGACATGGAAGTTCGCGGAGAAATTTTCGGGCGGCGGGGAGTTGTGGGATTGGCCGGCGAGGGATGCCGACGCGTTATTGACGCTTGAAAGGGAGTGGAGAGATGGCCAGCGGGAATCCGGTGAATGAAGTACAGACGCTGCTGGGCGCGACGCCGACGGGCGGATCGGGCGGGTCGAGCGCGGTGACGGAACAGCTCACGTCGCTGACACAGCAGTTGCAGCAGTTGCAGACGATCAACCAGCAGCAGATCGAGACGGAGCAGGAGAACACGCAGGCTCTGGCGCAAAACACGACGACCAAGGCGAGCGGAGGGTCGGGGTCGGCGATCGGGTCGGTGGGGAGCACGATCGAGAGCGTACTAGGGTTCGGGTTGGGATTGAGCCCGCTGATTTCGGGGCTGGTGAGCTTGTTCGGAGGCAGCGGGCAGACGCAGCCGGCGCCGCTGGTTCCGTATGTGAAACCGCCTTCGGTAGCGGCGACGGCGGGGATCAGCGCGTCCCAAGCGGGAGCGTTCGGAGTCGATACCGCGGATGGTGGGTTGCCGAGGGCGCAGCCGGGGTCGACTTCGCAGAGTACGACGCAGAGTACGACGCAGATTACGGTGCAGGTGCAGGCGATGGACAGCCAATCGTTTTTGGATCACAGCAACGATATCGCACAGGCGGTGAGGCAGGCGATGCTCGAGTCGACCACGCTGAACGATGTGATCCGGGCGGTGTAGGGTGGCGACTTTTCCGGCGCTGAAGACGGGGGCGGTGGCGCAGTATCCGTCGGATCTGCAGCAGAATTTTTCGACGACGGTGGTGCGGTTTCTGGACGGAAGCGAGCAGCGGTTTCCGGCGTATGCGGCGGCGCTGACGCGGTGGGTGATCCGGCTGGATCTGCTGGATGAATCGGAATTGACGGCGTTGCAGCAATTTTTTGTGAGCCAGGGTGGGCGCGCGGGGACGTTTTCGTTTACGGATCCGTTCAGCGGGTCGGCGGTGACGTGCATGTTTGACGCGGATGAACTCGATTTGAATTTTGCCGGAGTCGGGACTGGGAAGGCTTCGGTGACGATTCGCCAGGTCGGGGGCACTTCAGGAGCCAGGTTCCAGGAATCAGGATTCAGGAGAGGTTGATGCTGGTTTTTCCGCAGCTTGTTACGGGGGCGTCGGCGCTGTATCCGGTGAAGCGCACGTCGATTCAGCGTACGGTGGTGAATACGCTGGGCGACGCGAGCACGGTGGTGTTCTCCGATCCGGACGCGGCGGCGAATCAGTGGGAACTGCGTGCGACGGGAATGACGCTCGACGAGTGGAACGCGGTGCAGGCGCTGTTCGTGGCGGCATCGGGGATGTGGCGGACGTTCACGTTTCTCGATCCTACGGGGAATCTGCTCGCGCAGAGCGAGAATTTCGGCGCGACGGCGTGGACCAACGGCGCGCTGATCCGGTTGACGCCGGGCGTAAGCGATCCGTTGGGGACGACGCGCGCGACGCAGGTGGTGAATACCGGGCTGGCGGCGGAAGCCATCACGCAAACGCTGGCGGCGCCGGGGAATTTTGAATATTGCCTGAGCGCGTGGGCGCAATCGGCGGGAGGGTCGAGTGTGACGCTGATGATCGGAAGCGCGGCGCAAACGTTCGCGCTGGGCGCGGGGTGGTCGCGAATTTCGCTTTCGACGAATTTAGGGTCGAGCGCGACATCGGTGACCTTCGGAGCGCAAGTGGCGGCGGGGGCGAGCGTGAATCTGTTCGGGATGCAGGCAGAGGCGCAACTGGCGCCGTCGGATTACAAGATGACGACTGCGCAGGGCGGAGTCTTTTTGAAAGCGCGGTTCGGAACGGACCAGCTCACGGTGACTGCGCAGGGCACCGACGTGTTCGACGCGGTGATTCCGATTGTGGACACGGAGGGGTGAGACGCGATGCCGACGATCGACCAGCTAAAAGAGCAGGAAGCTCCGCAGACACCGCTGTTTCTGTTCGATTGCGAGCTGAGCTCGGGGGTGGTGGAACATTGGAGCACGCACGGCGTGACGTTCAACGGGAACGCGTATCTGGCGCGGCTGCTCAAACATAATCTGTTCGAATTGCAGATGGGGTCGGCGGACGGGCTGGATGGGTCGGCGAAGATTTCGGTCACGCTCGCGAATGCGGATTCGTATTATTCGCAGATCGAGCGCGAGACGGGGTTCAAAGGCGCGCAGGTCACCATTTCCTTCGTGTTTTTCGATTTGACGACGGGTGCGGCAGCGTCGGAGAGCCGCGTGGTGTTCATGGGCACGGCGAATCCGCCGGATCAGATCACGGAATCGGCGTTGCGCGTGTCGTTCAACAACCGGCTGAGCCTGCAGAGGATCGTGCTGCCGGAAGTGCAGATTCTGCGGCGATGCCCGTGGATGTTTCCAAGCGATTTGTCGCAGAGACAGGAGGCGCTGAGCGGAGGCGCCGCGGGGAAATATTCGGCGCTGTACAAATGCGGATACTCGCCCGACGTTTCGGGCGGCGTGGGGAATCTGAATGCGGGCGCGGCGTATACGTCGTGCGATTACACGCGGGCTTCGTGCGTCGCGCGCGGGATGTTTTCGACGGATGCGAACGCGAATGCGACAGCGCGGTTCGGAGGGCTGGAGTTCGTGCCGCCGCAGATCATGGTGCGGGCGTTCGGCGAAAAGGGGACGCAGCTTTCAGCGGAAATCGAGAACCTTGCTGTGTACAACGATGCCGTACCGCTGGTGTACGGAACGGCGTGGTATCAGCCGCCGATCGTTTTCGCGCGCAATGACGGGAACCTGACGCGCATCGAAGTGCTGCTGGGGATGGGCCAGATCGCGGGCGTGATCACGGTGATCGTGAACGGAATCGAGATCCCCCAGGCGCAGAGCGGCGTAAACATGACGGGGACGGGGTGGTGGCAGGTGGTCACGCCAGGGACACGCAATGGGGCGTTCGATCCGAATTTTACGGACGGGTCGGGGAATCCGCTGGGCGATCCGTACGGCAGCATGGCGATGATGGCGGTGGTGGTGCCGAATGAGATCAGCAACGGAGCGTCGCTGCCGATGATTCAGGTGCTGATCAATGGGCTGCAGCTTGAACAGTTCGATTCGAACGGGAATTCACTCGGGGAATCGTTTTCGAATAATCCGGCGTGGGTGTTGCTGGATGTGCTGCGAAGATGCGGATGGGTGACGACGGAGATCGATTTGCCGAGCTTCGCGGCGGCGGCGGCGGCATGCGCGACGGCGATCGAGACGACGGATCTGAACGGGAATCCGGTGGCGGCGTCGCTGTACGAATGCAACCTGGTGATTCAGGATTCCTACAGCGGGGCGGAGATCGCGAAGGGAATCAAGAATGGTTCGGCGCTGATATTGACCTACGGCGACGGCGGGTTGTTGCGAGTGGTGGTAGAGAATACGATTGCGGCGCAGCAGCCGTCGCTGCCGGACGGGTCGAACAGCACCGAAATGCTGAACGGCGGATGGCCGGCTTACGAGTTCAGCGACGGGTCGGCTGATTTTTCGGGGCTCGCGAGGAATGCGGATGGCTCGGCGGCGATCCGGCTGTGGGCGCAGTTGACGGCGCTTACTCCGAACCGGCTGACCATCGAATTTCAGGATGAATTCAACGACTATCAGCAGGACAGCCTGGCGCTGGTGGACGTGGATGACGCACTGCTGACGCAGAGGCAGGTGACGGCGGCGTATCCGGCGCTGGGGATTCCGAATTTCGACCAGGCGACGCGGATTTTGTCGCTCGCGCTGAATAAGGCGATCGAGGGGTATCAATACATCGATTTCGAGACCACGGTAAAGGGGATCGGGCTCGCGCCGGGGGACATCATCACCGTCACATACATAAAGGAAGGGCTGAACCGGCAGCCGTTCCGGGTGGTGAAGCTGGCGCCGGGGCGAAATTACCAGACGCTGCAAGTGACGGCGCAGTGGCACGATGACGCGTGGTATTCATCGTCGGGCTCCGCGGGAACAGGGACGCGAAGGCAGCCGGGAGCGGGTACGGGGATTCCGCGGCCGCTGGTGGGGACGACGATCGATGCGCACGGCATCGATCAGTTCGGGATGACGGAGACAACGGTCGAGTCGAGCGACGGCTCGTTTGCGGTGGAGTTGAGCGTGGCGTTCACGCCGCCTGCGAATCCGGCCGCGACCAGCGTTTCGATTCCTCTGGTGAGCCTGGACGCCGCGGTCGCAACCACGGGCGGGACGATTGCAAGCGGGCAGACGCTCTACTACGCGGTGAGCGCGTTGGACGGAAACGGGAATGAAAGCGGGTTGTCGTTTACGATTCCGGCGGCGATTCCAGCGGGGACAAATACCAATGAGGTTACGTTATCGGATCTCAGTTTTTCGAGCGGCACGGCGGGATTTAATGTGTATCGCGGGCCGAATCCTTCGGACTTATTGTTAATTGCGGGGAATTCAGCGGTGGCTGCGAGTTATACGGATACCGGGCTGACGCCACAGTTGATCGGGCCCCCGGACGAGAATTACGATCACGCGAATTTCTACTGGCGCGACGAGCTGCAACCCGAGGTGGTGGCAAATATTTTTTCGGCGACAACGATCGGGAGCAGCACGCTGGGGATGCTGGCGAACGATTTCGTGGGCGCGGTGGTGAGGATCACGCGCGGGACGGGCGCGGAGCAGGAAATGGCGGTGGTTTCGAACACGGCGACGACACTGACGGTGGGGTCGGCGTGGATGGTGACGCCGGATTCGACCAGTTTTTTCGTCATCGCGGATTCCACCTGGAATTTCGGGGGATCGAGCGCGACGAGTCCGGCGCAGATCGGGGTTCCGAATCAGACAGGATTGACCGTCCAGGTATCGGGGCGCTCGGCGAACGCGCTGAATCAGGAGAGTCCGCTGAATTTGAATCCGATGACGCCGTGGCAGATCGGCGGGGCGGCGGGCGGAGGAGTGGATGCGAATGTTCCGCCGGCGCCGGTGTTCGGATTGCAGTTGGGCGGACAGGGAACCGTGGAATTAATCGCCGTTTCCTTCACCGATTTGACAAATACGCACACGATTTCGGCCGGAACTCTGACACTTTTTTATTGGAATGAGCTGAATAGCCCGTCGGCGTTTACGCTGGAGAACGCGGCGGGAACGGCGGATACGACGATCACGCTGAATGCCGCGGGGACCGCGACGGTCGGATCGCTAATTCAGATCGACGCGGAGATCTTGCAGGTCACGGCGGTCGCGGGAGCGGCATACACGGTGACGCGCGGGTCGCACGGAAGCACGGCGGTGGCGCACGCGGCGGGCGCTTTCGTTTATCACCTCAGCGAAAATGTCACGATCATGCCGTTTGTCGAGGATTTCTTCGGAAGTCCCGCTAGCGGGAGCTACACGCTTTCAATTTTTCTGCCGGACGCGAGGATCGGCGCGGCGGAATTTTTCGTGACCAATGTGCGAGGGAGTAGTCCGATATCCGCGGCGTCGTTCGGGGGAACTTCGGATGAAGGATTGAGGACGCTCGCGGGCGGGCAGCTTTCGATTCAGATAGAAGGTTACCTGGCGGTGCAGACAGGCGCAGCGCCGCCGCTGGTGGTGGAAAACGCGCTGGCGATTCGCGATATTTTCGCGGTGGTAAATCAGGCGCCCTCGGACCCGCTCGATGCGACTCCGATCCAACTGCAATTGCGATCGGGCAGCACGGTGTTTTGTACGCTGGAGATCCCAGTGAACCAGACGAGTTCGAACGTGGTGGACGGCTTCGGTCTCGCGCCGCTCGCGTCGGAGACGCAAATCAGCCTGGACATTCTAGGCGTGCCGACCGCCGCCGGATCGCTGCCCGGGCGCGATCTGACTGTGGTGATCCGGCTATGACGCTTGAGAAGTTGACTCCCACCCAGGATCTGCAATGCTATTTTTTCCAGCCGTCGGCGATTGCGGCCCTCAGCAGCGCGACGGCGAACGGGTTCACGGTGTCGGGGACCTGGCGGCAGCAGTTCGACTGGGCCGTGGTCGAATGGAATCGCGATAATACGTTCGAACATCCCGCCTTTCGTAATTTGCCGGACGCGGATTTGAGCGGATTGACGCTGAGTTATCAGGAAACCAGAACGAATTGTATCGCGCTCGATTCGGATTTATTTCCGACGGTGGATTGGCCGTTTTTGAGGGTTTGGGCGACGCCGACCGGGTCGACCACGGAGCAGATCTGGTGGGTGCCGCTCAAAAATTACGCTACGCCAGCCGCGGGCAGTTATCAGTGCGCGTATGCGGACTTCACGCTCTCCGGGACACTGAGCGACGGGGATTACGTCGGGCTGGCGTATTTGCAGCAGCAGTACACGTATCAGGTGGCCGGGTCGGGACACATTCTGGAAGACGCGCTGGCGGCTCTTGCGGATGCGATCAATTCATCGGATCCGCTGTTGCAGGCAGTGCAGACGGGGACGACGATCCGGGTGTATTACACCGGCGGTGGTCCGGTCGCGACGAGCACGGCGGGAGCGAACGGGAACGATTTTTCGATGTACACGTTCGCGACGGGGACTGAATCGTGGGATGCGGCGTCGAAAACGTTCGCGAACGGGACATCGCCCACGGCGTGGCAGATCACGCTCGATTTCGGCTCGCTCGAAGGGTCGCTGTCGAATACGGACATCGTGCTCGAACCTGTTCCGACATATAATATCCGGAAATTGCGCTGGACTTACGCGGCAGCGTTGCAGGCTGGCGCGTTCGAGCGGAGCGAATTCAGTGTCGTTATTTCTGATTGGACCGTGACGGGGACGAATCAAACCTATTCCGTGGCGGGGCCGGGGTCGCGAAGAATCGAAGATGATTCGATTGACGTAATCTATTCGGGGAATTGGATGACAACACCGGGGAATTTCTCGGGAGGGTCGATTCATTCGACCACGAATCCGGGTGATTCGGTGAGTTGCACGTATCTCGCTGGGCTGGCGCACACCTTATATATAGGTGGCCGCTATTTGTCGAACGGAGCGTCGATGACGGTCGCCGTTGACGGGACGGCGGTAGCGACGGTGAACCTCGCGATCGCAAGTGAGGACGTGTTGTTCCGATATCCGGTCGGCGAGTACGCGGCCGGATCGCACACGGTGACGGTCACGCATGCGGGTCCCTCCGGGAACG